TGGCGTTGGTTTCCATTGAAGGAAGGGGATCAGGGGATGGTGCTGCCGAAGCAGCGGGTTTTGTGGGCGTCAAAGCGCGGCCGATGCCCACGGTTTTGTCAGCAGGAACGCTGACGATTGACACCTCGTAAGGTGCCCAGGCAGTGGCAACAAAGTCACCGCTGCCGCGCTCCTCCATTTTGTCAATGGAGTAGCCGAAAGACACGTTCCGTAGAACGCCGTCCTTCACATCACCCAAGATCTCTTGGGCAAAGGCATTGCGGCTGAACCGCACCCGCGCATAACCGCGGCGCCCTTTGCTGTCGATTCTTGCGCCTTCAACAACACCAATCACACGGTCAGGGTTGTGGTTAAACAGCAACGGCGCGCCATCGTTCAAGCGGCTCAGGTCAGCCGCGCTGGCTTCATGGCTCAAGATCTCGTTGCCAAAGTAACGAGCAACGGGGAACTCAGAGCTGAACGGGAACTCATAGGTCCGATCCACCACCTCGTCGAAGGTGGTCAGTTCAGCGCGCTGATATTTGCCGATGCCAGTCATGGCCCGCAGTGCGTCGATCTTGGTCAGCGTCGAGAACTTATGCCCAACCATCGTCTCGGTCGCATCCCAGCCTTCATCGCCTTCGCTGTAGATCCTGATCAATGCAGCCGGATCCTCAGGGGTGGCTTCAATGCTGAACTCAGTGTTAGGCACATTCAAACTGCCTTCTCGAAGCACGTTTTCAATTCGGCCCCGCGCTGTGCCACCGCTTGAATCCCACTGAACGAAATCACCATCGCTCAATTCATTAGGTTCAGCCCGGTCGGCAGCCATCGCGCGATCTTCTTGCAATGTCTTGATTCTATCGGCTTTTGCGTTAGCCCATACTTGGCCAGCATCTCCACCCCATGCCGCCCATGCAACACGGCCAGGTGATGGATAGCCATCTTCATCGGGACTAAACCCTTCGCCTTGCTTATCGACTTCATGCCTGGCGAACCAAGCCGCCATCGTGATCACCGTGTCTGGACTCAACTCATCGCCGCTCAATATCTGGCTGGCCCGGTTCGCTGCCACCTCAGTGCCACCCGGCTCGCCGTCAGCTTTCCACTCGCGGTAACGCTCCGCTTCGGTGCGCATCCCATCGGTTGGCATCAGGTTGATCTCAGTGCCGTTGACGTTTGCCATCAATCCTCTGGATCCTCCAGTGGATCCTCGAGCACTGATAGATCTTCGTATCCCTCCTCTTCCATTGGCGATTCGGTTTCTTCAAACGCAGGCTCAGCACCCATTGGCATGAATGGCTGGGACACCCCGCTGCCGTTCACCTCACTGGGATCGGTGTCTAGCACGATGTCCAGCTCGTCAAGTTTTGCCAGCTCTGACTGACGCTGCGTCAGCACATCATCCAGATCGCCGCCCTGTTCGCTGATCACTTGCGCCAGCGTCTTAAACCCGCATCTCACGGCCGACTTATAAGCCTCCACCTCGCGCTGCGGATCCACCCACTCCCAGCTGCGGGGCACCCACTTGCTAGCCCGGTAGCGGTCAGGGTTGGTTTCATAACCCGGCAGATTCAACGCACCGCTTAGCACCGCCATCTCAAGCCATGCCTCAAAAACCGGCTGATGGAAGTTCTCGATCATGTACCGCTGCAGCACCCGATAGGTGTCACGCTCCTCCAGCAGGCTCAGCCGGCTGCTGCTGTAGTTGCTTTCGCTGAAGTTCTTGCTGATGCTCTCAAAGCTCACACCCACGCCAGCCGCCACGGCCCTCAGCATCGATCGGGTGAACGGCTCAAGCTGACCATCAGGTGCATTCAGATCAGGTACTGTCACGCTCTCGCCTGGTGCCAGATACTTGAACACGCCTGGCGTGAACTCACTCACTCGCTGACCTTCGTAAACCTCATCACCAATCAGCTCGCCTTCTGGCGATTGGATGAATCCCATCAGTGCACTGCTGGCCCGTGCCCTGACCACCTCGGCTTCCTCATAACCCTGCAGCATGTGAAGCCGCATCAACGCCGACGCAAACCACGTCACGCCCCTGGTCTGGCCAGGGCGCTCCGGCAGGAACAGATGGATTACCTCATCAGCAGGCACCCGGATCTTTCGGCCATTAGTCCGAGGGTTGCCCGCGTAGGTGTCGCCCGGATGGTTCGCGTAGAAGTGATACGCCTGCGGCCGCAGATACCCATCCACCTCGATGCCCATCCGTACCGTGTTGCCCTCCGCTGCCTGCGGCACCTCGTCATCGATTAGGTAATCAGCCTCAAGCACCTGCAATGCAAATGGCACCCGGCTACCGCCAAATGATTGGCGGATCATCCGGATGAACACCTCACCCGACTAGGCCATGCTGCGCGCCAGCAGGCGCTCCATGTCATGAAAGCCCAGAAGCCCGCTTACATCGCAGCGGCTTTTGTGCATCCACCGCTCCCATTGCTCATGCACTTGGCCATTGATCACCTCATCAAGGCGCCCGCCTTGCAGCATCTTGATCTGGCCTTGATGCCGGATCCCATGACCGATCACATTGTTCTGGATCGCGCGCACCGTTTGCCTTGCGTAGTCGTTGTCACGCACCAACTGACGCGCACGGTTGCGTAGTGCCTTGAAGCTCGACTTGATCTCGCTGTCAGCGCTGGTGCCACTTGTCACCCAGTCAGCAGTTAGCCGGCTAACCCGTGCGCCTTGATAGGCCCGACGCTTTGGCCGCAATGGCTCAAAACCCATCGCCCGAAACAGCCGCGTGCGCAATCCCATCAGAACCTCACGAACAGATTGTGGGGATTGCCAAGGCCGTTAGCGATTAGGTCCGCCATTTGCTCGCGCTTCACTTCAGCCTTGAGCTTACTTTCAAGCTGCAGCAAATCGGCCATATCGTACTTCTTGAGGTTGCGGTTGCCGATCGTGTATTCCTTCGCAACCCCGCCAGCCACGATCGCGCGGATTGCTGCCTGCACCGCCGCAAGATCCTGCTCTGCCTGCGACCGTCCATCAACTGCTCCAGGTGTGCCGCTATAGCTCAAGCTGCGCAACACCGTCAGCTGCCCAGATCCCATCGTCACCGTGCTGCCGGTCTTGGTAGCAACCGCCTGCCAAAACCACTGCCCAGCATCAAACCCCGTGCTAGTGCCCGCGGCGATCGTAAACTCCCATCCAGTCCCGTAAGCAGTGCCAACCACCGTCGCGCCTTCGCTGGCCGTATTAGTCCGCAGGTAGTACGTCAGCACGTAGTCAGAACTGCTGATCGCATTGCCCAAATTGTCAGCGCCAGGAATATCCCGCCACTGGATCGTGTCACCAGCTCGGAGAGAACTTGGAATGTTCACGGTTCGACCAAGACCTTTGTGTCGAGTCTACCCAAGGAATGGGTCCATGCCTTGCCACGCTTCGCCCGGCCCAACCTGACCATGCCGTACCTCATCCCACCGCGCCCTGCCATAACCATCCTGGTGAGGATGGCAGAGAGAGCCGAAGCCCTCTGTGCCACCGTCTATGGCCCTTGCCACGCCGCACCGCGCCTCGCCCCGCCTCACCGCGCCAGCCCCAGACCCGCCCCGCAGTGCCCCACCCCGCCCTGACTGCTCCCATAGAGAGCAGCAGGGAAGGTTGCCCCTCCGTGCTGCCGTCTGCAACCCGCGCCGCGCCTTAGCCCGCCCAGCCGCGCCGTAGCCCTGCCCTGCCAGACCGAGGACTGCCGGACCGAACTGGGACTTACACCTCGCAGATGCCCAGCACATCAGGCTATCTGCGCTTCAAATCGGCCGTGCTTAGGTCGCCAATCCCCAAGCCCCACAAGTTTGCCGGCATCAGATGCGATCTCTTCAATGTCCCGCAGGTTTAGCACGTCGGGATCGTACTGAGCGATCGCAGTGCAGCTCCAGTGGCGAAACACCGGCCGGGTGCGCATCACCTTGGCCATGCCCACCCTCACGCCGATAGTGTGGGTGAAATCGCCTGACTCAAACATCTCGGCCAGTGTGTCGTCAGTGATCGCTGCAGGTTTGCCATCGAATTGCAGTGCAGCGTGCTGCGTGAAGAACAGGCCGCACTTGGCCTGCGGGCCACGCTTGCTCTTCTTAGCACCGGCAATCATCACGCTTTCGACAACGTAGTCAGGAATGACTAGGTCATCGGCAGAGCGATACAAGCCGGCCAACCACTCAAGCCGGGCCAGTTCATCGTAATCGGCGTCAGTTTTTTTTCGCTTGCCGCTAACGGCTTTCATTGCCTTCGCGTAGGTATTTCGCGGATCGGCGGTCTGACCGTTGTGGCACAGCAATGGACTCACGCCCTGCAAGCGTATCTCGATCTGTGGAAGGTTGGACATTGCGTCGTGTTGTGATTGTGTTGGGTGTCAGTGATGGTGCGGCAACTGTGACGGCCTGCACTTGCTTTTTGGGATCGAGCTTGTAGCGTTGGCGGCGGACTGAATTGGTAATGCCGTCGTGACACTCAGCGCACAAAGTCAGAAGATCTGACAGCGCTTCGTTGCCAAATGACGGGTATCGGTAGTCCGGTGGTCCGGCATTGCGGTGATGCACCTGCAGAACAGGCCATCCAAGATCGGCTAGTTGCTGGCAAGTAATGCCGCAGCCTTGGCAAGTGTGATCGTCATGATTCAGCCGCGTGAGGCGCTTAGCGCGCCATTGGCTGGATTGGTAATAGGCCTCCGATTGCATTAGGATCAAGCTCAGGCGTAGCCACTTGGCTGCCGCCTGCTGTCAAATCATACCACGATCAAACCATGGCGCAAGGTGTACGGGTCCAGGTGGTTCTCCCGCAGAGCATTGCAGACAAGCTCAAGGACCGTGCCAACGCCGACGGCCGCACCGTCTCAAGCCTGGCTGCCTACATGATCGAATCTGCTCTAGGCGCTACCAGTTGCTTACGAAGCCACTAGCAGCCCCTGAGGCAGGCTGTTGTTTCGATCCTAGCAACGCCGGCTTCTTCTCCAGCCTTTTCTCTAGCTGATCCCAGATCGTTCGCCGGTCAAAGCGCTGATACATCAGGTTCAATCCCGCATAGGCATACACCAAACAGTCCAGCGCC